TGCTAGGTTTCGGAAGCCGAAACCACAGAAACGTGCTACGGAAGAAATCCGGATCACTCCGAACTTCATATTCTTGTTCACCAGTTCGCCAAGAGCTCCTAAAGAGCGCAAGGCCACTAGCATCTCTGCTAGTGATACTGGAGTCACATCCCGCCCTCCGACCCAAGTTCGCTTCGCAAACTCTAAAGAAGAAGTATTCGAGACTAAGCTTTTTGCTAAGCTAATGTCTACGCCTATCTCCTTCATTATCGAAAGGTATCTCCGTGCAACGGCGCGGTCAGCAATGACCACATCGTCACCGAGTATAGCGTAATCCAGGAACCATCCTGAATGTTTGTGTACCTCGTAAGCCGCCATCTGCACCAATGCATGATGGGTCAGCGCTAGTAACGCCCAACTCGATAACGCTCCCATCGGTTGCCCGACCGCGTAGACTACGCGATCGAACCCTAAGTTGTAACTTTTAGCTACCTTAGGTAAACCGTATGGTTGAGAAACCAAGAGGTTCGCCCAATTCGCTGCCATTTTCTCACCCAATATCGGCACTAATAATCTCACTTGCAACGCAAGAGGTAGACGATCAGTTGCAGCCGACAAATCATAAGAGGCTACCCAAGAGCCCTCCTTCCGAAACGTCTTTATCAATCGCTCCACCGGAGCGGTTTGATTAAACGTCCCATCCGTTGGGAACTTACGCAACCTCAGAAATATCCACTTATGCAAAGGGGCCATAAGAGTCTGAGTGAGAATATTCACCATGGCAAATACACGTATTTTACCTGGTTCTTCTTTGAACCCTAACCGGCCGAACCACAGAGGTTTACCCCAGAAGTACTCTATATACCAGCGGAGCAACGTTGCCCGCCGGATCTCGGGACTCATATCTGCCGTCGGCAGATCCCGTTTCATAGAGTAATAAAGAGGTGAAACATCTGGTTCCTCCCCGGGGAGTAAAGGACCCGTACTTGGATGCCTATCCAAGTATCGAGCTGATCTCCACTTTGCGTTCCACTCTTTAGACCCAAATTCATGTTTAGTGAACTCGTTCAAGGCAAATTCTGCCTTTAGACCAATGAGTTTCCACAAAGCCTTTAGTCCCCAGATCAATTCTAGTCCGTCTACGGCCTTCAGCCAATCCAGCAGGATTCGCTGCATGCCAAGATGCGACCCAAATAGGGCAACATCCCACGGAATCGACATTACTGCCGAGAAGCCTCCCGAATTCGGTGAGGCCTTCCGTATAAAAGGAATAAAACCCGGCCACAGATCTTTCTGAAGATCCATCTTAAACGGATCACCGGTAATCAACCGACTTTTCTCGTAGAAGATAGGGATCCAGAATTCCCACTTCGGCATGAATCGGAAAATTTCTTTCCCGGGTTCAGTGATAGTCTTCAGCTTTAGCGGTCCTTTAAACTCTAATACTCTGTATAAAGAGAAGAGGGACAACCAGAGCCGAATAGTACCAACATCGCCTCTCCGAAGAGACTGACGATGTCGCCGATTGATAATTCTAGGTATCCCAAAGCGAGTTCTCGCAATATTTGCGCCCAGGGCCCAAGGACTTTGATCTTTCATCCCACCTGCTATATGTTGAGTAACAATATAGCAGCCTTTCAGATAAATCGCAGTACCTCGAGACCCCATCGCTCGATACAGCTTCGCGACCTCCTTGGCGTAACCCCAAACAACCTTCACATGGGAGAGAGTTAGATGCCCAAAGACTAACGGGAGTATCCTCAAGAGGAGTCCCGCTAGTTTTGCTTCTGCTTTTACACAGAAGGACCAAGTTAATGTACGCGGCACTAGCGCTCTGTAAAGAGATCTAATGTTTCGCATAAGAAATATTTCTATTTCTGGAAGTTATTCCCGTTAACCCTTCAGTTCCCGTTCCACTCCTAGGAGTGGACGGCTGCAGGTCGCATTGGTATGCTCTACCCGGGTGGGTATTTTGGTTGCCAAACGGCAACGTCAAGCATCGAAAAGACCCCCTTGATTGCTCAAGGATTTTCCATTTCATATATTATCTTTCAGGATTAAACCCCTGAGACAACATACAATTTGGTTCCACCTTCCTTTCAGAAGGAAACTCTCTGTAGCTCTATCGCTCCGTAAGGGACCAAGAGACACTGTGGGAGATCCGTTGGATCTAGGGTTCGCATCACTGCGAGGAGACTCCTTGACTTCCAGTCATGGGGTTGCCCTCTGAGGTTCATTATTTGCCTCAGAACTACCATAAGTAGCTCCCCTTACACGCCTCTATACCACGTTTAAACCGTGATATAGCTTAGCTTCAGGGAAAGGTTATCGATTTTCATCGAGTCTCCAATGGCTCCAATCACTATTGCTAGTGACCTTCGCGTCAGACTTCTTAGGCTACGGCCTAACCTAAGTTAGCTTAATCCTATCTCTTACGAGGTAGGTATCCATGCTAAGTCCAACTCCTAGCCAGTCCCACAGGCTCACCGTGGGTGAACCAACTCCTATCCTAAGCGCGCTTAGTTATACCAAACGCACTATATAACATCTAAGTTACATAATGCCTAGGTAGGAAATTGATTCCTGCTCTTCGCATTGGCGCGGATTACTCCGCG